CCATTTTATTCTTTAATGTGTGAGCATAGGGATATTTTTTTTACAAAAGTTGGCATTAATATGCATGCGTCAGAAGCTGCTGATATTTTTCATAGTTTAAATAATTTTTCTCCATATGTTATGGAGGGAGACTATGGCGGCTATGATACAAGTATGCCAGTTGGAATTGGTCTTATTGCTAATTCAATTGTTTATAATGTTTTAAAACATTTTGGATATAATGATAAGGCATTAAAAATTGTTCAAGGTATACTTACAGACAATTTGTATCCTACCATTTGTATGGAAGGAAACATTTTTGTTGCACCAGGATTTCAGCCTTCTGGAAAATATGCCACAGCTGAAGATAATTCTTTGAGGGGTCTTTCGCTTTTGGTATATGCTTTTATTCAAATGTGTACGCCATTTGGTCAAAATAAAATTCTTAATATGCGTACTGACTTACAACCTGAGGATTTCTTTTCTTTGATGAAACCTATTACATATGGAGATGATATGTTATGTGGCGTTAAGAAGGAAATTAAGAATGAATTTAATAATATTACTTATGCTGAATTTGTGGATAGAGTTCTAGGAATGGAATTTACCTCCACAGAGAAAACTAAGGTTTTAAATAAATTTAAAAATATAAATAATATTTCTTTCTTAAAGCGTTCTTTTAAATTTAATCCATTATTAAAAAGATATGTAGCTTTATTAGATAAAGATTCAATGGTTAAAAGTCTTTCATATTCATTGCCCTCAGTTGAAGTTTCTCTTGAAACTCAAATGCTTGAGACAATGATTTCTGTTATTCGTGAGTTATTTTTTTATTGTTCTTCAAAAGAACAATATGATAATTATTATTTTAGATTTTTAAAAGTAGCTCATAGAAATACAGATTATTCAATGGAGGAATGTGAAAAACTCTTCCCTAAGTTTGAAGATCTTTTTGATCTTTATTCTTAAAATTTTTACGTTTACAATGAAAAGTATTTGTCGCGTCAAACAAATGAACTTTAGTGTGTAGTAATTTACTGGTTTGTAGTTTATATTTAATGAGATGTAAAATATTACAGATTGCAGGAATACACATGATAAGTGGACTGGTATTTACTGGTACTATGACACTATCATCGCCACTTTGATTTAAGGCAATCCCTTAATAATAGGAAGATGTGTTCATCTCTCGGCATATTGGCATGACTCTGCCTTGTGCTTAAATTTTGAGTTGGTAAAATTTATGAACAAATTAAGGAATTTTATTCCAAAAAGGACCTCCTTGCAGTCCCTAAAAATCGTAAGGAAAATCAAAAGAAGTTGGAAGAACTTGTTAAATCATTTGATGAAGAAAAAACTAAGGAGATTCTTCAACTTCGTCAATCGAAAAGAGAAGCCTCGTATTCTAATTCAAGAGTTTCACCTATTTTTATTAAAAATACCGATATTGGATTTAATTTTCGTG